TCCAGGGCCTCCTCGCGGACGCTGAACGGAACCCGCTGCTCCGACATCTTGCCGTCCGACCGCACCGCATGGCGAAGCTGGTCGATCAAGAGATCGTCGTAGTAGGTGGTGAGCGCTTCCTCCTGGCCCTCAAGAGTCGCATCGCCGAGAATACCCGTCCCGGTGAGCTGCATCCTGAGCCCGTACCGAATCCGGTCTCCCGGTCCTTTCGCGAGCTCGTTCTGCACATAGCAGAGCGACCCCTTCGTCGTGCCCATGAAGCGCTCGACGAAGGTTTCCTTGAGAGCCTCCCGGAGGAGGCGCTTGGCCCAGATCTTAACGGCAAGCGGATGGTTGACCGGATATTGCGTCGTGGCCATAACCGTTGCCTCGCGTAAGTGGTTGATCCGAAAGGTGACTTCCCCGTTGCGCCGGGGGCGCGCCTCTCGCCACTCACGCGGACGAACACGACAGGCCGCTTAACGTCCGGCCAAACGCCAGTTGATCGGGAGGCTGTCAGCCTCCCATTGCTTTCTTCAGGTCTTTATCGCTCACTTGGCCGAACTCGTCGTCGTCCATCGCCAGGAGCGACTCCATCGTCAGACCCGTCGCTTGCGTGCCGCCCGCCGCGCTCAGCGACTTCGCGGCTCCCTCCGCCTTTTCCTCGGCGGCAATCTTGTCTTCGCCGTTGCCCGGCGTCGCTGGGTCAGCAGCCTTCTTCTCGTAGCCGCGGTGCTTGGCGATCGCGTACAGCCGCTCGGCGGGGTTCACCCCATCGCGGAAGGACGCCGCCGCGAGCTGCCGCTCGAATCTCCCGACTTCCTGGTTTACCCGCGCCGGGTCGGTAACCCCCCACGCGGCAAGCTCCGATTTCATCGACTCCTGCCAGTGCTGATAGGCGTCCGCAAAGTCGGGGTTTTCGCCGGCGAACTGGACGGCGGCACTGCGGTAAGCCTCGACCAGCTCTTGGTCGTTCTGTGCCGCCTGACTCTGCTGCGCCCGCTCCTCGTTCGATTGTTCGAGCTGATCCAGACGCCGACCAGTTTCGGCCTGCCCGTGCTGGAGATGCGCGGCAGGGTCTTCGTCGAAATCGGGGGGGGCCTCGGCAGGCGGCGCCAATCGCTTGGCGATCTCCCCCAGCCGTTCCTCGGTCTTCCCCTTGTACTCGCTGAACTCGCGGCCCTGGTCTTCGAGCCGGCGCTGGAACTCCTTGCGGCGCTCCCGCTCCTCGTGCAAGGCCCCGTGCGGGACCACGCGCTCGGACGGGTCTTTGGTCTCGTCCTTTTCATCGGCCTTGTCCCCGGCCGCCTCCTGATCTTCCGGCTCAGGCTCCGCCTTCTGCTCTTCTTCAAGCGGCGTCTCACCGCCCGTCTCCATGTGCCGCTTTTCCGCCTCGGTCAGGGCGTCGTCGTCCTCGCCCTCGATCGGGGCGTCGGTCTTTTCGTCTGCCATGATGTCCTCGTTGGATTGCCAGGCGCGGCCCGGCGCCGCCTATCGCTGAACCCTGTCTTGAGCGTCCATCCGACCGCCTACGAAATTGGCGATTGCGGTTACGCCCTCATTCTCGATCCTCGTCGCGTCGTGCCCGATCTCGGCCAATTCGCCTTCGGTCTTGGCGCGGTTGAGCTCCGTCTTCGATTGCGTCTCGCCAATGTCGGCCTGCTGCTCGGCCTCGTCGAGCTGCGCCTGCTTCTGAGCCGCCGGATTGGGCTTGCGAAGCTCCTCCGAGATGGCCGCGGTCAGCCCCGCGGGCAGCGGCGAGTACTTCAGCAGCTCAGTCCATACGACAGTCGGGAGCTGCACACTCAACAGCATCGGCATCATCTGCGCCAGGACGCTCCACACTCGCTCCTTCTGGTTCGGGCTGGTCGGCGCGTCGTCGACGATCACGTCATAGGTCAGCGTGCCTTCCTGCTTCAGCAGCGGCACATACTGCTCGCCTTCCTTGCCGACGATCCTGATCAGCCGGCCGTCCGAGATGTACTCGGTGATGAAGTGCAGGAGCATCCGGCCCTGCTCTTTGCGATACCGGCGCAGGCTGTTGAACAGCCCCGCCAGGATCGTCATGCCGGCCTGCTTGCGCTGGTATTCCAGAACGCCGGCCTGCTGCCGATCGGCCATCCCGAGGAGCTCAAGGTTGACGCCCGAAACATCTCGAATCGACGAGATTGCGAACTCCAGCATCTGCGGCAAGCCTGTCGGCAACATCCCGCCGGGCTTGAGCTGGACCCGTCCCTTGGCGAGGGCGTCTTGCGCCATCCAGGTTATCGAATCCGGGTTGGCCCAGTCCTCCTCGGCCTTCCGCACGTTATCGAAGGCCGCCTTCTCCGCCATGATCCCCTTGCCCGACGTGGCAATCTGGTGGAGGATGGTCGAGAAGAACTTGTTGGCCCACCGCTGCGGATCTTTCATGCCCCGGACTAGGCCGTAGAACGTCCCCTTATTCCTGTCCCGCTTGCCCGTGATGCAGCGATATGTGAAGCCCTTGGGGTACGGCGATTCCTTCGCCTCCAGCACCACCCCGCCGCTGAAAAACGCCCGGTAATACGCCCGGCGGTGCTTCTTCACCGACCGGACCTCCAGCCCCAACCTCGCCATCACCCGCTTGATCAGGGTCTTGTGCTCGCCGTCCTCGAGGGTCTTCATCTCGCCGCTGAACGGATCGAGAGCTAGGTGGTAGGGCTCGCGCTCGTACCACTGGTACTCGACGACCCGGTAGGTGTTCTTTTTGTCGACGACCCACGACGCCTCGCTGCCGCTTCTGTACTGATCGCCGGGGACCGTGACGTGAGGGTTGCTCTCGGCCTCATCGTCGCCTTCCTCCTCGAACTCAGGGCGCCCGATCTCTTCGGCCTTGCCGGGCCACTGGGCTTCCAGCTCGTCCTTGGTGTAGTCCTTGACCCGGAACAGCCGGCGCGCATCTCCCAGGTTCCGCTTGCGGGCGGCGTGATCCCAGGTCATCTCCATCGGGTCAATGCGCTCGATCAGAATGTCGTTTTCTTCGCTCTCGGTGTCCAGCCGGGTTTCCGTCCATCCCATGCCGCAGATCACGGTGTCAGTGAAGCCGTCCGACTCCTCGTCCTCGGCATCGCATTCGTCGCGGACCCAGTCCGCGGCGCCCGTCAGAACCTCGTTGACCCCCACATCGCCCTGCTCGCGCGGGATGTAGCGAACCTCTTGGCGATTGCCGATCTCGGTCCCGGACACTGCGTCGATGACCGGCCCGATCCTGTTGAACGTGACGATGGGCCGTAGACTGTCCTTGAGCCTCTGCTTGTCCTGCTGGTCCCATTGCTCACCCGCAACGAAGGCGTAATCTTCCCGCGCCTCGATGCGCCACTCAATGGCCCGGTCGCGGTCCTCCTTCCAGTGCATCTTGGCCTGCAGCAGAAGGTCTTCGTCAGAGGGGAGCGGCATCACACGCCCATCCATGTGCCTGCGGCATGGTGCTTCCGGCGCCGATAGCGGTCCACGATTTCAGGATCAATCGGCTGCGGCCACACGGTCGGCATCTCCTCGTCCAGAATGCGTGAAAGCGCGTCCAGCATGTCGTCATGGTGTCCCACCGGGAACGCCTTATATTCCTCCTCGACGAACACCGCCGTGAGGTTTTCAAGGAGGCCCTCGTAGTTGGTCTTGTAATGGACCTCTGGCAGCCAGACCCGCCCCTGCTCGAACAGCGGTATCAGCCGCCGGATGCGATCCAGCTTCGGGATGGACACGGGCAACTCGACGATCGAGAAGCGATAATTCTCCCGGTTCATCCGGTCTTGCATGTGCTCGATGTCGGCCTTGAAGCCGTTCTTCTCGTACCCGACCGCCTTCGGCGTCCAGACCCGATGCAACCGGAACAGCAGATCCGCCCGCTGCGTCAGGCTCAGCCGATCCCGGTAGAAATCCTGAACATAGTAGTTTGAATCCTCGCCTAGCCCGACCACGAACATGGCCGTATAATCGGAGCTTCGCTTTTTCTCGCTCGCCGGGTCGACGAGGATGTAGCGGTTGGTCGTCGTGTCCACGTCGCCGCTGTCCTCGTGGTGCTTCAGCCACTCCGGCTTGAAGCCCTGCGTCTCGTCGGCCTTCGGGTCAAGGAGCTGCTGGCAAGCGAAGGTGTACGGCCCCTGCTCCTTTCGCTTTTCGGCCAACCGTTCGCGGGTCAGCAATACCGGCTCTCCCTCAACTGTCCCGTCCTCCGTGGCAGGATAAATCCGAGGGGACGCAGCCCCGCGGCGCATGATCTCGCTGTAGGTGTCGTTGTAGTGGTAGCGCGTCCCGCAGTAGCGCGCCGTCCCGCCCTCGGTGCCCAGGTTGCGGGACAGCTCCCACGCTTCCGTCACCTTCTTGATCATCTCCGGCGAGCTCACCGATTCGCGGGTCACCACGTCGTCGTAGACCATCAGCCCGAAATGCCGGCCCGTGGGCTGGCCGTCCACCAAGCCCCACGCTTCGAGCGTGCTTTCCTTCGGGTTGCCCTTCCGCTTGACGATGATGCCGTCATCCTCGGACCACTTCGGCGACTCCTTCGATGGGTTCTCCCACAGGATCTCCGGGAAGAGCGCTTTCAGCCGTTCGTTGGATTCGAACTCCCGCTTGATCTGCCGCAAGAACGCTTTGGCGATTGGTCGGGTGTGCGAGAAGAACCCCACGGTGAGATCAGGGTCGCGAAGGATGTTCTGAACCGTCAGCGCGAAGGTGATGATCGTCGACTTGTAGTGTTCCCGCGCCCACAAGTCGATATGGCCGTCTGGTGACGCCTGAACCTCGCGGCAGCGGTCGAACAGCCACGGGACCACGATGTCCTTGCGGCCCATGCCGAACCACAGCAGGAAGTAGAGATCAGTTTGGCAGAGGTTCCTTAGCTTCGCCGTTTGATCCTTGGGCGAGAGTTTGAGTAATCCATCGAGCAGTTTCGGATACTGGCTCTGTGTGCACGCCCACGCTTCCGCCAAGATTGACCTCGTGATGCTCCGCGACGATCCACTTCGCTTTGGTCTTGAGCCAGAAGATTTGCGCCGTGACGTTGCCCTGCACCACCGCTTGATTGTAGAGGGCCTGCGCGACCTTGGCGTTCGCCTCAACGGCGCCGGTGGCGAGCTCAATCTCGAAATGCCTGTTGAGCGTGTTCGGGGCGATCCCGATCACCTTAGCGATATCCACTCTCGTGACGCCATATGCGATTAGCGCTTTCACGCTCCGGCGTTGGTCGGGCGTCGGCGCGAACGGCGGCCTCCCAGCGCCGGCCTTGACGGCCTTGGCTGGCGGAGCCTTTTTGCGGGGCGGCCTTGCCATCTAGCCTGTTCCCTCCACCGCCGCCGGGCCTTCGCGCTCCGCGGCGATCTCTTCGACTGACCCTACGCCACGCGCATGACGGCGCCGAGCGACCCGCCGGGGTGGGTGCGCTTGAGCTCACTGGCGTCCAAGCCATGACGCTGTGCGACACCCATCACGAGGACATGGCCTAGCACGAGCGAAAGGGTGACGGACGTGGTCGGGACCAGGCCGGCGACGTCGATCTCGTCATGAACGGGGATTACAACGGCCACATCGGATTCGCGGGCCAGCCAGCTATCGGGATCAGCGGTGATGGCGACTCGCATGTACCTGTCGCGCTCGTGGCGCCAGAGCGATCGCAGCTCCTCGGTCGCGCCCGACTTTGAGAAGGCGACCAGGACATCGCCCGTCATCAGCGCGCCGATATCGCCGTGCGCGGCCTCCGTGGGGTGCAGCCAGATCGCGGGAATGCCGAGCGAGGCGAGCGTGGCGGCAAAGAGCCGCGCGACCAGGCCCGACTTGCCCACGCCCGTCCCGACGATCCGCCGCGCGTCAGCGAGCAGAGCCACGGCCCGCTCGAAATCGTCGTTGAGGGTCAACAACAACCGACCCAGGCCGTCCATCTCCAGACGGATGATGCCGCGTGCGTTGTCGAGGATGGGGTTATCCTTCCGAGCATGAAAAATCCCGCCCCAGTTTCCCAACGGCGGGCTGGACGCAACTTCTCCAGTTGCCACAAGTATGCGTTACGACTCGCAACTTGTCAAGTTGTAGTGTTCGGCGAGGCGGTCGAGCACCATCTGGAGGGCCACCCGCGCAACGCCGCCCCGCCAGCCGAGCGCCCTCTCGACCTGGCCCAATCGCTTGGCCTCCACGATGATGGAGAGCGCTAGGCCGCCCTGCGTCTTGCCCAGCACCAGCAACGCCTTGGTCACCTCGTCGCGGGCGTCGAGCACGGCATCGGGCAGCCCCCCCGTGCCCGAAACGCCTGGAATGCGGTCTAGCGACGGCGGCGGCGGCGGGTCGTAGCGGGCCTCGTGCCAAACAGCACGAAACTGGCACCCCGCCCGGTACTGGCGCTTGCCGATGTAGCCCCGGCGGAAGCACCAGTCGAGCGTGGTCTGGTCCAGCACCTTGTGCGCCAGGCCCCGCTCGTCGTCGTCGTCGTGGGTCACCACCCGCCCGAGCTCGTGGCGCCGGCGCATCTCCGGCGTCGGGCCGGGCTTGTCGTCGTCACCCATCGCGTTCAACATCGTCAGACAGCCTCAGCCTCCATTGTTGATGAAAGTCTTTAATTTCGCCACCACCTCGGAGCCGAAGCCGAAGCGCCCGCGCAGCCCATTGGTCAATTGAGGACGGGATACACCGACGCGCCGCGCCAGGTCGTAGTGGGTCAAATTACGCGCACGAATTTCGTCACGGACGAAACGACGCACAGGAGGAGGAGCCACACCCGCCCACCACAGGCCCGCCGGGGATATGTGGGACGTATTGCGAGGAAAGCTTTGAGAGGCTTGGCATTTCACCGCCAACATGCGGCCTGCGCCGCCCTCTCCCCCGGCCCGCCGGGGACGTGGATGGGCGTCGGCCGCCGCGGCGGCGGCCTCCTCCTCGTACCGCCCAAGCGGCGCAGCGTATCCGCGACCATCTCGCCTATCTCGCTGCGCTCCTCTGGCGTGGGCTCTTGGCGCTGCTCGTCCCGCTCGTCCTGCTCTCGCTGCTCCTGCAGGCGCGCCAAGTCCTCTCGATCGTCACGCGACTGCTCCGCAAGGAACTCGCTGAGTTCCGCAAAGCTGGGCCACCACTTGAACCGCCGGCCAGCCTCGTAGAGCGTGGCCCGCGTGAAGGCCCGCGCCGGCACCTCGACCAACCCCGGCGCGTAGATCGCGATCTTCACCTTCGCATCCGCCACCGGCATGTTGCCCGCAACGAGCACCCCGAGCGAAGCCAGCCATTTACTGACCGTCGATCCTTCCGCCGGGACAAGCCGCCTCTCAAGGGCCGCTATCCTCACCCTCAGCGAGTTCAGCGGCGGCTTGAATGAAACCGTTCCGGTGCTGGGTATATTGTCGGTCATAGGCACCTTCCATCAAACGGGTGAAACTTTTGGATTGCAGCATGAAGTCGAAGTCTGCTCGCCAGCCCCGGTCGTTGTGGCCGTGCAGGAATGTCGACCCGGCCAGCTTTTCAAGCGCCGCGGCCCAACCATCCATGCCGCCGCATTCAGTCAACCGCCTGTCCAACGCCTCCGACCGGGCAGGCGTCATCCTCTGCACTCTCGGCAGGCTACACTTCTCGGCAACGACGTTGTAGGCGTCAACGGCTCTTTGCAAGGTGGCGAGGTCGAAGCCGTTCACCTTCGCTGGCAGCGTTCTTCTGAAAGCCGGGGGGATATCGAGAATGTCGTCGTCGAGAGGGGGGGCCAGCGCCCCGCGCGCGTCTACCCCTTCTTTCTTTGTCTCTATCTGTGTCTTTGTCTCTGTAGCATCATCAAGCATTGCTTTGGGCATGCTTGTAGCATGTAGGTCTTTGTTATTTCTCCACCTTGCCTTTGCGGCCTTCCGGGCTCGATCCGAGTGAAGTTTTGCCCGGTTGTCCTGCTTGTCGAGCTCCTGATCGCACCGCTTGAGGTGCAACACGCCGTTAATTGGCCGGAAGAAAGCACGAATGATCTCGGCATTGGCGGTCCATTCGGACAGGCCAACACGGGCGGCGCCAGCAAGGGCGAGGTCGTTATCTGGAAGGGGTGTGCGCGATCGCATGTAGTAGTCGATCAAGCGCCGGTAGATGCCGTCTTGGACGGCGGTGAGATGAAGCGCGTCAGCTTCATACTCTTCGTAATACCAAGGATACCAGTCCACGAAATTCAGCCCCCAATGGCTTGGCCGCTTGAGCGCGGCTATAAAAAATCCGCCGGTAATTCCCGATTGGGCGAGAAAACGGTAGCTAACCGCTGTCCCGGCACAATCAATATACACAACATGCTGCCATCGTTCAACAGCTCACTTCTATGGCCGGTGCGCCGTCACTTTCGGCGACTTGCTGACCCGACCCGGCGGGCGATAGTTCCCCGTCCCCTTGCACTGCGGGCACATCCGATTGCCCTTCCAGGTGCTGCGGAATGGCCGCTGGCACCGCAGGCAATCCCGGATCGTCGTGGGATCGCGGGGGGCTGGCGTGGGCGTGGAAGTCATACCCCGCATATCCCTTCGCACTCATTGCCCCAAAGATTGCCCTGGCCGCGCTCTTCAGGGGTAGAGAAATCCACCTCCTCAAGCGGCTTGAGTGAACGGTGCCTGTATTGCAGCACTGGACGAAGGTTGCGGATGGCGCGGTCAACCTCCACTGCGTCGGCAAAATCATCTGAAGATAATGCCTGCCAATCTTCAGTCGACCGAAAGGGGCACCCGTTACACGCTGATCGGGGCGGCTCTGGATAGTCGCGCTTTTTAAGCCATTGCAGACAATCCCAGCGCCTCATTTCGTGCTCGATAAGAGGCCAGCGGTTGGTCATGTATTGAACCATCGCCGGCTTCATCCGAGCAGGCTCATCACGAGAAATCCCGATCCAAACCTCTATCGCGTCTTTAGGGATGCGGCCATGCTTCTCCGTTTTCTGGTAATAAAGCTCTTTGATTTTATCGCGGATTGGGTAGAGCTTGAAAACCTTCGTGCATTGCCGTCGCCCCATGCCAGTCTCAGTGTACCAAGGCACGTCTGAATAACCAGCACTGAGGGCTTTCCTCCGAAGATTCCCCGCTGAGACAACATGGACGGGGAAGGGCAACACGTTCGGAGATTGTAGCCATTTCAAGTGCCGGTAAACCGCCGCCGGCTCCCACCCCGTATCCGCAAAAATTGCACAATCCGGCTTCGGGGTAAGTTCGTCATGCGCGGCCATCAACGCCATCGCGGTTGACTGCACACCCGCGCCAAGGCTGAGCACTCGCAGGACAGGCGCGGGGCTGGCTTCGCGCGGGGCTGGCGTGGGCGTGCTGGTCACAGCATCTTCTCCTGCACGGCCTTGGCCGGCGGCTCGATGAACAAGTCAGGCTGATCATACGCCTCCCGAATACGCTGGCAGGCGATCTCGAAATACTTCCGTTCGATCTCGATCCCAATGAATTTCCGGCCCAACTTGGCGCAGGCTACGCCAGTGGTGCCAGAGCCCATGAAGGGATCGAGGATGATGCGGGCGTCATCGGGAAGATGGTTGATGCACCACTCGATGACGCCAACTGGTTTTTGTGTGGGGTGCTCGCGCGGAATATTGCGCTCTTTTCGCATACAACCATTCCAAAGAAATCGCAGTATGCGTATCGCTTTTGGCAGGTTCGTCCATGCAATTTCGCAATCGGCAAAATCTGTTTTTCCATTCAATTTATCCCAGATCAGCCAACAATTCGACGGAGCTAAGTCGTAATAGTTCCCGCCGAAAACAATGCTATATTGTGCGATAGAAATCGCGAGATGAACTGCCGCATCCGCTGTTTTTTCGTCCCATTTCGAATCGCCGTAGTCTCTACGATACCGCTGGGCGTTTCGTATTTTACTCGTTAGCCCGCTTGTCCGCGTCTTTGCTTTACCGGCGGCCTCCCCAATCCCATACGGTGGGTCCGTCACCACAGCGTCCACCTTGCCAAGCGTCGACAGCACCTCAAGGCAATCGCCCAGATACAGCGTGGCATCGCCTATCTGGCGTTTGTCCTGCCAGGGATCAGACATCCCGCAGCATGAACACGCTATGATCCCCGTGGCTGCCCGGCATGGGCGCGGCAACGAGCAGGCCGCCGTACAGGCACGACTCGGTAAACCGCCAGCCCTGCGCCATGTAGAGCACAAAGGCGTGCAGCGGCGCGTAGATGGCCTCAGTGTGGCGGG